TAACTAGGCGTTCTTCAACTGTCTCATAATCTTCTAAATTAAACATATAGTTCATTCTCCTCAGTTGCTAATTGTCCAGCGATGGCAAGGTAACTAGCTGCGTCGATCCAGGTATCGATCTTCTGGCTGTCCTCGATGGATCTCCCAATCTTGACGAGCGAGAGGATGACTGCAACCTGGTAATCCTCAATCGGCATTTCCAAATAGGCGCTGATAAGCCTTGCTGCTCTTGCCATGTTGTCACTTGGATGACCGTAGTGCAGTCCGCGTTCCTGATATAGATCCGTTGCACTTTGTAGGATTTCAGCATGCTTCATGATCTCACCTTCTCGCGCTTGTCATAGTATTCGCGTACTGCCCGGCGGCCTTCAACATAGCCTGAGTTAACGCCCATGGAATAGAACAAGATGATTGAAAAGAACCATCCGACCATTATCAGTCCGATTTCAAATAGTGTCATTTACTGCCCTTCTGCTGCGCCCTTCGCAGCTTCTTGACAGAAGTGTTGCATAAATATCAGACAGATCCGCGGTATTGTTTATAACGAAACGGTAACAATTCTGCATCATCGACGTGATCATCGATCGTGCGCTTTAGATCGTTATCGAGATCGTCCATACCTGCGGCCATTAACTACGAAAGTGCCATCCTTTTCAAGATTGATTATGCTGATTTGGCTGCCCTTGGCATCCTCCTCAACGATGATAAAGGCTTGCTGCCAGTTATGAGTCTTGGTGTAAGTAGCCTGGCGGATGTCCATTAAATGTCCACCTTCATAGCCTTTGATAATACGGGTTATCTTGCCCCCAGATGACTCAGAGAACTGTGAGAAACCTGCCCTATGAGTGTGACCACAGATGGTTGAGATACCCGCTCTACGGGCACTCTCAAGGGCTGTGAGCCCTGGTGTGGGCTTCACGCTACCTTCGTCACCATGCACCGCTATAACGCCTTTAGCGACCGCGTAAGGCTTCTTATGATAGGTGATGCCTAACTCGTCTAACTTCATAAACTTCTCAAAGCGCAGTTCTGGCAAGGACATGAAGGCTGGAATCTTATTCATAATGACATTAAATAATCTATCCGTATGATTTGAACGGATCATGTGCTGAGACTTGGCATATTCGCCTAAACGCCAGAGAATATCAACCGTCATATCTCGGTTCTCAGCTAGTGTTTGCTCGTACCAGCCTGGTCTTCCTTCGCTCCAACGTCCGATTTCTGTGAAGTCTGCTTCATCTCCCAAAGTAAGTACGCTATCTGGGCGGTATGCCTTAATAAAAGAGATAACATTGTTAACGCTTACTGAGTCGTGCAGGGGAATTTGAAGGTCTGGCACAACAACTGTTCTGCGCATAGCCATGATTTAATCCTCATCGTCATCATCGTAAGGGATGGAGTCGGGAAGTTGTGGCAACCAATTAGGAGCGGGCAGGATCGTTGCCGGATAAGTCATAGGCTCAAGCAGCAGACACAATGCGATATCGTCAGCAAAGCCAGCCTTCTTTAAGCTCTTCCAATACTCGTTCAACCCTATGCAGTAAGTTTCCAGCATCGAGTAATCTTCAAGATCGATGACCCGTTTCCTTGGCATAGATAAAATTATCGCTCTAGAAGTATGTTATAAATCTCATCGACACGCGCATTAAGTCGCTTAATCTCCGACAGCAAGTGCGTGATCACATAGCCAGCCAATCCACCGACTATCGCAAGCGTGGCAATATAAAGGTTTAGGTAATCCGTCGGTGTCATTTTTTAGGGGTCGCATATCCAAAGACTCCAGCAAGTACAGCCCAAAGGATCGAGCGGTAATCGGCCGCAAAGTTAGAAGCAGCCCAGGCGGATAAGAACGCACCAGCAGTTAGTACGATTGGATTTTTCATATTCATTTACTTGCCTCCTAATAGCGGGATATTAAAGAACGAACCATCTTGATCACCCTTAGAAGTGAAAGAGACATGGCAATGCGCACGATGCGGGTTGCTTCCCGAGTACTTTCGCCAGCGCCAGCCCAGGCGAGACGATGCAATTCTTCCGTTGAAGATGATGTAAGAGATTCGCTTCTCACCTGCTTTAGCTGCGAGTCGAAGCTGATCAGCAATATCGGGCATGAGGTCGGGTTTGCCTGTTTTATGGACATCTCGATCCACATCGATCGCTCTAACCACCCCAGACTTTGGATCAGGGTTGTGATCGCTAGGACGCGCTGCGTGACGTGTATCGCCGATCCAGCCATCGGAACGCCGATCACGATCTGGGAAGGTGTCATCGAACTGTTCTCTTAACTGTTGAGCAGCCTTAGAGAGTGTTGGTTTCATCCAAGTAAGAGTGCCGCTTCTTCGGCAGTTATGCCTAGACGCTCAAGTAGTGCAGCCTTAGCGACCGCCTTGGCTTCTACTTCTTCTAAACGAGCATGGTGAGCCACTAAATCTTCTTTATATTTAGCAAATTCTTCGGCGTTCATTTCGCGTTCGATTTCTTCGCCTGTTTCAGCATTGACGAATTTAAGTGTTGGTTTTGTCATTATTTCACCCCGTAGATTTCGACTGATCCTGCTTGCCACGTTCCACCGCCATAAGCAACAAATCCCAATGTACTGATCGCGGCGATAGTTCCAGACCAATAACAAGTATTATTCATGACGGATTTGGCTGAACCTGAGTTTTGCACAAATCCAGACATAACATTGATTACCTTTCTAGTTGTTGCGTTGGCGTAATCTGGCAAATAAATGACAGAAAAATTATCATTTTGAGAATCTTTAAGGGCATAACCTGTGCCTTCTACTCCCGCAGTTGTATTGTCAGCATAAGAGCCGTCAGTTGTGCCAAATCCTCGGTTTACGAATTGTTGATAATTAGCGGCTGTTGCATCGCTGTTAATTGTCATTACATAACCAACGGTGTTTACGGTGTGATAAAAATCTTTTACATAGATGATTAAATCTTTATATGCACCACTTATTGAACTGATTGTGGTCGTTCCGCCGCTTAAAGAAGTAGTTGACAGCAATGTCATACCGCCGCCAGCGGCAGGTGTAGCCCACTCAGGCGCGGTTGCACCGCTGTTAACAGTAAGCACTTGGGCTGCTGTACCAATACCTAAACGAGCAGGAGTTGTGCCGCTTGACGAGTAAATCATATCGCCGGTTGTGGTCATTGGATTGACCATGCCAGTAGTGTCTAAATTGACCCAAGCAGCACCGTCGTAAAATTGCGTAGCATTGGTGTCTTTTAGAAAAGAAAACATTCCTTCTTGCGGTGATGCGATGGCTGAAGTTCGCGCTGCTGCGCTGGCAAAGACCATAACGGTTTGAGAGGCAAGATAGCCATTAGCGGCTGCTGCCGATAACACATCCCCTGTTGAGAACTCAATAAATCCTAATCCTGCGGCCATTTATATCTCCTAGTACGCCATTATGTTAGTGCCGATTATACCTGATATAGCCGAGCCTATGATGAAGCCCTCGACTATTGGTTCAAGTGTTGTGACAGTTACCTTCATGGAGTTTGGCGTGATACTCCAGTCCAGTCCTTGCGCTTGTAGTGTCTTAACAATCGTTGAGCCATCTGGCTGCACGTTTGTAATCTTTAGGTTAGAGAAGTAATCCAGCCCGAGCATTGTGGCAGTTGGTACTGCTGGATCTAGTAGATCGACTGTCATAGCATCGATGCGGATAGTTGTCTCAGCTCTAGTTGCCACATATATCTTGGCAATGTTCAGAGCATCTGCATCGGTTTGGGCTACTAGGTTGGACTCATTGAGTTGATGCGAGAAGTACTTAGCAATAGAAGCTGCATTCTCTGAGACTTGCTGAGTGCCGCCAACCCTAGTCATTCCAGCGCTGTTGATGATTAACTTGTCATCAAAGGCAAAGACCAGGTTTGTGTAAGGGATGCCAGTAGTCTGATTAAACTCAATCGGAGTTTCGCCATACTTCTTGATGACATTAGTTCGGTTGAGGAAGTTGGCTGTGCCTTCTGAGTCAATATAGAAAGCGCCTTGCTCGGAGAACTCTGCGTTCTTTAGCGCATCGAGGGAAGTCCGAGATGTTCCAGGATCAGCCTGGCAGGTTGTGTTGCCGATATCTATTGAACGCATCGATGTTGGCCAGGAGACTTGATCAAGGATCTTTCCTATGCGAGTGCCAGTATCTTGCCCAGCTGTAGCGCTTGCTACGGTTGTGACAGTTGCCTGTTGCATAAGTCTGAAAGCATCTGAGCAGGTGATATCTACATAACCGACATTTTCGGCTTGATCATAAGAATATTTGTAATCTGTCGTATAGCCAGAAAATAGGAAGTAACCCACACCGCCGACCGTTGCTGA